GTAGCAAACATTTTTGACGAAACAAAAGGCACTGTTGACTTAGGACAATCTATGCCTACATTAGAAGCGTATGCTGAAACACCTATCCCACTTACTAAAACAACAAGCATCAACAGTGATCCTGCTACTAAAACAGATATCACTGCTAACTTAGATACACGAGGTACAATAGCAGCAACATTTAAAAATTATGGATTGTATGTTATTGGCACTACAGCACAATTAGTAGACAGATCTGTAGTAGGAAAAGTAAACTGGCGTAATGTTATAGAAACTTATCCAGGTACATACACTGCTGGATTAAGTCAAATTAGATTACAAACTGTAACAGGATCTTACATTGTAGGTTATATAACTATAAATCCATTAGATGAAACAAAACTTACTATTTCTTGGGATAGTGATACATTACCAACTGGAGATGTTATTTCAGGACCAGCAAGAAATGCTAATTCTTACACTAGTTTTGACAAAATTGTAGAACCACAAAAATACAATCCTACCGAAGATAAAGTAGCAGGTTTTAGAATTTTAGTATTAGATCCTATAAACAATAGTGAAAATGTAGGAGGAAATGTAGGAGATACACCGTACAACTATGTTTATGACGGGCCTGACGCTTGGAAAAATAACGACGGCACTGACTTTGTAGCAAACGCTAATGATGTAATAGAATGGGATGGTGCTAGATGGCACACAGTAATTGATTCAACAGATAGCACTAACGGTGTTAATCAAAAGAACTTAGCAACAGGTGTAATTTATACATGGACTGGCGAAGAGTGGATTCAAGCATACGAAGGTGAATATTCACATGGAACATGGCTAGTACTACTTGATCCATAACTATATATATGAAGAACATAGTTTGTAGTGGCGCACTTTTTTATACTTTAAAGTCTAGTAGATTTTTACTTTTACATAGATGTAAAAGTCGACAAAATAATGTATGGGGATTAGTTGGCGGAACAAATGAAGATTTAGAAACTCCTTGGAAAGGCTTACAAAGAGAAATTGAAGAAGAAATTGGATTTATGCCTGATGTAAAAAAGGCAATTCCGTTAGAAACATTTATTAGTAATGATGAACATTTTAAATTTCATACATATCTTTGTGTTGTAAATGAAGAATTTATACCCCAATTAAACAATGAACACGACGGCTACGCTTGGGTAAGTTTTGGAAAATGGCCTAAGCCATTACACCAAGGTTTGAATAATACTTTAAAGAGTAAAACAAATCAACAAAAATTACAAACTGTTTTTGAACTTATCAAATTGATTGCGTAGCCATTTGTAATCATTAATTTTGTAAAGTTTTTCTTGATTGTTAGCAGCGTATTCGCCATATTTTTTGCCGTGATTAGCACCGTTAATCGCAGCATCTCCAAACTGTTTGTCTTTTCCTCTACTACACCAAGCATTTAATCTAAACTCGGTTTCTTCGTCTAATTGTCCGTCTATTGCTCGTGAACTAAGTTTTACACATTCTCTAAAAGCACTACGCCATGTGCTAAACTCGTCTGTGTTAAATTTTGTTATATTACTTATTTGATTAATAGTTTTAAATAGCGGACTTATACTTGTTGTCATATCAGGCTTGTTAGTGTCCATATTAAGTGTTAAATCTCGTGGCAAAAGTTTGACAGCGCCATATCCGTAAATTAATCCGTTTATTGGATTTTTTGATTTCCAAACATGAACTGTTCTTTTACTATCTGGATCATATGTAGGTATATAATAATCAAAGTTAAAATTATCTACTATCTCAGCATCGGCATCAATAATCCAAATCATATCAGTTGAACACAATTTTGCTGCCTCAATGTGTGCTTGATGAATACCTTCAACACCGTGAATACGTTTTGTTCTTGGAAATTTTTCTAATATGTTTTTATAATTAATATCAGCGTATTCTTCATCTTTACTTATGTATACAATATCGTAAGGTTCTGGCTGACTTGCTTGAACATCATATTGTTTTTTATTTGCTAAAAATCGCATTTTAATTTCGCGTTCAGTAAGTTGTTGATGTTTAGGTACTAAACTAATACCGTCCCAAGCATTGCCATTTTTAAACACGTGATTTGTTTGTCTTTCAAATTGTTGATCATGAGTAAAATATAGATCAAATTTGAAATCTTTTGAAACAGTGACTTCTTTTGGTATGATCCATAGCATTTCAGTTTTGCTAGTGTCAATTGCTCTTAAGTAATCTTTGTAAGTGTTAATAGTAAATCTATCATATACAACAGCACTAGAGGCTACAATATCCCATTCTTTGCGCCTAGCTATGGTTCTGTATTCTATTTCTTTTTGTGTTAACGGTGCGTGTTTTGTAAATAAAAATAATCCATTATAGGTTTCTTTTCCATTTGCTTTGTGTTTAAAAGCATGATTGATTGTTCTGTCATAACTGTTGTGTATATCTATATACATACTCATATCAAAATCTTCATTTATTTTTATGTTAGGAGTTGTTCCCCAAAACATATTAGATTTAGATTCGTCAAATGCTTTTAAATAATCATTGTAAGTTTGTATGTTAAACACAGGAAATGCTTTTGGTATACTAGCAACAATATCATGTTTCTTTCTGTTAGCATACCATCTGTGTTCAACTTCTTGTTGTGTCACAGGAGCATGTGTTGACATAAGTGCTACACCATCCCAGAACTCACCATTTTTAAAAATATGGTTTATCTTTCTATCGTATTCATTGTCATGCGTAAAGTATTGATCAAATTTAAAAGAAAGTTCAACTTCTACATCACTAGGAATTGCCCAAAACATTTCAGTTTCAGTTGTATCTAATGCTTTCAAATAATCAGAATAATTGTTTACAACAAATCTATCATACTGAACTTTTTTACTACCAATGTCGTTCCAGTGTTTAGCATTTACAATATGCCTATATTCTATTTCTTTTTCAGTTACTGGGGCGTGTTTACTATATAAAAATAAACCATTTCTAAAATGTTTGCCATCTACTTCGTGTACGAATGTATGGTTAATTTTTCGATCAAATTCATTATCATGTGTAAAATAAAGATCAAAGTCAAAAGCCGTAGTATCAATATTCTTTGTATATCCATAAAACAGTTCGGTGTTACTGTTTTCTAAAGCATCTAAATAATGAGAATAAGTTTCAATAATAAACTCGTCATATACACATTCTTGGCTTGCTACAATATCCCATTCTTTACAACTTGCTAAGTGCTTGAATTCAATTTCTTTTTTTGTTACTGGTTTATGTTTACTTAATAAAAATACAGCATTCCTATAAGGAAACCCGTTTACTTGATGAATAAAACTATGATTTTCATTTCTGTCATATTCGTTATTCCAATCAAATGTTAAACTAAAATCGTATACGTCTGTATTACAATTTCTACTAATTGCCCAAAATAATTCTGTACTTGACGTATCCATTGCTTGTAAATATTCATCATACGAGTCTACATGGAAAATATCATACGATTTATTCTTACTAGCAACTTTATAATGTTCTTTAGCGTTTACTAAAAATCTATGTTTAATTTCTTTTTCAGTAACTGGAGCATGTTTACTAAACAAAAAATAACCATTGTATGCACATGAATCTTCGCCTTGATTTATAAAAGCATGATTGCATTCTCTATCAAATATATTGTCGTGACTAAAATATGTATCAAATTTGAAATCGTGTGCTGTTTCTAAATGACTACATGTTCCCCAAAACATTTCAGTTTTAGTATTAGCAAAAGCATACAGATAATCAGCATATGTATCAATTGTAAAACTAGAATAAGTTACAGGTTTTGATCCAACAATGTTGTGTTGTTTACAAAACATAAAATGTCTATATTCTATTTCTTTTTGTAACACTGGTTTATGTTTTGAACATAAGAATAAACCGTTGTATAATTGCCTTCCATCAACATCATGTATAAATGCATGATTTTCCTTTCTGTTGTATGTGTCTGTGTGGTTAAAAACAAAATCAAAATCAAATGCCAAAGTGTTTATATTTCTGCTACTCATCCAAAACATTTCTGTTCTAGACATTTCCATAGCTTGTAAATATTCGTCATACGAATCGATTAAAAAATAATCATAAGGTGCTGGCACACTGAATACTGTGTTATGTTCTTTTCTTACTACAGGATGTCTATGTAAAATTTCATTTTCTGTAAGGGTATGATTTTTTGGTATAAGAAACACACCATTAAAACAAATTTTATCATCGCAGCTATGTACAAATGCGTGTACTTGATTCCTATCGATAATATTATGATGACTAATATAAAATTCATCTATACATTTTTGATATGTTCTTAGTTGAGGACTAGACATCCAAAACATATCAGTTGTAGATTTTTCTTTGGCATATAAGTAGTCTTCGTAAGTATCAATTTCAAAAAAATCAAAACCTTTAGGAGTACTATAAACGACATCCCATTCTTTTTTCTTTGTATAAAACCTATGTTCTACTTCTTTTTTTGTAAGTTTAGAGCTGGTGTTATATAAAACAACACCGTCATATGATTCTTTATTTTTGAAAACATGAGTAATTTTTCTGTCATATAAATTATGATGTGAAAAATATAAATCTAAATCTTTTACTAAATTTACATCATCTGGTACGCCCCAAAACATATCAGTTGTTGTATTATCTAAGGCACGTTTGTAATCAGAATAAGAATTTATTGTAAAAGTATCAAACTTTTTTGGACGGCTTGCTACCACCTCGTGTTCTTTTTTTACAGCTAAAAATCTATTATTAAATTCTTTTTCAGTAATTTTACAATGTTTACTCAACAGCATTACACCATCGTAATGTTCACCGTTTAGATAAACATGATTTATTTGTCTATCATATTGATTATGATGACTTATGTACAAATTTAAATCAAAAGAATCTTCCACAATAATATCTTGTGGTATCCACCATACTAAGTCGTCATCTAATGTTTCTATAGTATCGCAATAATGTTGATAGTCTTTAAAACTCATTTGTTTGTAAGGTAAAGGTTTACTAGCAAGTATGCTTACGTCTTTCTTTTCAGCGTAGAATCTATGAGATAGTTCTTTTTTACTTGGAGTATAGTTTTTAGGAGCAAGAATTATACCATCTTTAGTTTTTGCTTTTCCGTTACTAAAAACATGAACATATTTTTGGCTCCAGTCATCAGGCATATAGGAAAATTTAAAAAACTCACTTACTTGTACATCATTAGGGACAAGCCAAAACATATCTGTTTCGCTTTGTTTTTGAGCATCTTTATAGTTTTTTACACACTTGGCACTAGCAAACTTTTCAGATAATTTTTTAAATTCTTGATCTGATTTATTTCCTTGATAGAAAATATTAAAACTTTCTTTTCCACAAAGCACATCATACTTGGCACAAATATGTTTTTGCTCAATACGATATTGTTTGTTTAAGTTTTTCGTAGGAACAAGTTTAACTTTGTCCCAGCTTAATATTCTTTTACTTCTTTTGTACACATAAGGAAAACAATGGATGCCGTGTTCCTTAGGCTTAAAATGCCATGGAAATGTTCTTAGTGTTTCTAAGTCTTTATCTACAATCCAAACATAATCATAATCTTGATATTGATCTATAATACTATAGTCCATTGTATCATTAGTATAATGTTTTGGATAACCATTTAAAAAATGATTTTTCAAAACATCCTGTCCATTGTAAACAGTGCGTCCATATCTATTAAACTTGTCTACAGCTCTCATAATTTAAAACTCTTTGTTCCATAATGGGCAATTTTTTTACTTAAATCCGCATCAATAAAAATATCAAATCCGGCATCGTTAGCATTCTTGCAGAAATATATATCTTCTCCCATAAGTGTTTTAGTTTCTTTATGTTCTAAATATTGATGCCAAGGTTTTTCTAAGTATTCGTAAACTTTTGTATTTACTAACATACATCCCATGCCGACTGCCCAAACTTTGTGTAAGCCTCCTATTTCATCTAACCTTTCTGAAAGATTATTAGGATCTGTAAATGCTACACTTTGATAAGGTGGCATTCGTGTGCTGTAGCTGGCAGCTACAATTTCTTTGTTATGAGATAATAATATGTTTGCTGTATTTGCTGGCAAGTGCATATCACTATCTAACCACAGTATATGTGTACAACCTTTTTCTAAAGATTCGCTTATCAATTGATTACGTTGTTCAGGTATCACAGTACCTAAATTCATTAGTATTTCGCAATCAATAGTTTTGGCAATTTTTGCCAATGATAACGCAAACCCTGCGTGAACTGTATCACGAGCAGGCACACATATTGATAATTTCATTAGGTGAT